TATAAAATATATGTAATATAAAATATATGTAATATAAAATATATGTAATATAAAATATATGTAATATAAAATATATGTAATATAAAATATATGTAATATAATGTTATATTTATATAAAATATATATTTATATTATCCAACGGCTTTAATAGGATTATTTACTGTCATTTTATTTATCTCAGGGTCAATAATAGGACCAACTGCTCGATTTAAATCAATCATTAATGTAGTTGCTTTAAGCGCATTACAATCATCAATAATTAATTGCATAGTTTTATTATCTGCTTCATAGTTTTTTATAAATTCAGGGTATGCCGACTTTTCTTTTACATATTCTGGAAGAGAATCTCTCCTTTGATATTCTGTTATAATTCCATTATTTGCATTAGTTCTAGCATTTGCCTTATTAATAGTATCTGTTAAATATGCCTGAAATTTTTCATCACTGTATACTAATTTTAGTTCTTCTAAATATTCTTTAGGCGACTTCTTAATTTGATTCAATAGTAAAACCGATTGAAATGCTTTATTTGTTGCGGTGTCTTTTGCTGTTGTCATTGCTGAATTTGCAGCCTTAGATGCTTGTTCGGCCGCTGAATTTGCCATTTTTGTTAATGAGGAAAACATTCCGCCGCCATCATTATATTTTTTTATAGCGGATGATGATAGTACAACCAACACAACAGCAAGGCAAATTAATATAATAAATAATACAAATGAAATTATTTGAGATTGAGTATATGCCATATTGTAAATAATTAAAAAATTAAAAAATTAAAAAATTATTATATATATTTGAATATATTAATATATTTGAATATATTAATATATTAAATATATGATATATATCAATATAGTGATACTATATCAATATAGTGATACTATATCAATATAGTGATACCGTAGTGATACCATAGCGATACTATAGCGATTTAGTGATATTAATATAAACAATGACCACCGAATTAAAAAAAATTGAATTAAGTATTTCAATAAAAAATCCACTTGATCGAAATTTATCAAAAAATAAAGAACAATATATATTGGATGTTTTAAATAAAAAATTGGTTTCAATGTGCTATAATGGTTGTTTTATACATAAAATACATAAGATATTACATATTTCTGATATATTAATATGCAGTGCCGATTTAACAATGCGCGGTAATGTAGATGTTCGATTTATTGCAAATGTTTCTGAGTTTAGAACGGGCGAATTTATAAGCGGCGTTACTATAAAAAATACACAGCCATTTTTATATGGAGATTATACAAAAAGCACAAATAATGGTGAGGTTAGTGCAACTGTAGCAATTCCTCAAGGAATTAATATCGGCCCTCTTCCATTAGAAAAAACAATTAGGGGTATTAAAGTCCATCAGGTCATACCTATGAGGGTAATTAAATCATATCATAAGTGTTTTGACGCTATAGTAATTTCTGCAACTTTATTAGTATGTGAAAATACATTTAATAAATATGTAATTCGCTCTTCCCTTAGTAAAATCTTTTTTGACAATATAAATCCAATTTTATTTGAAATTAATATACAAATGCAAATTAGAAATGAAATTATAAATGGGGATGATGAGGATAAAAAAAATAATATTCTATTCTTTGAATCATTATTATATTCATATAAAAACAAAATAAAAACTACAGAGGAAATTAATTCAGAGGGGTTTCCTATTTGGTGGGGATTAACTCCAATAAAGCCAATTACAAGCGAAATAAATTTATTAGAATTTTTTAAAGGGAGTAGTTCTTCTAAAAAAGTCATGTCAGATAAAAAAAGCCACCAAAGTAAAAAACTTTCTAGCAAAAATAATTATACTTCGAGACCATTTGGCCCAGGGACTCAGGGGTTTGAAAAAAAGGATGACACCGCTGACCCCAAAATAGAATACTCAAATGCTGAGGCAAACGCCGATGCTGATGCTGAGGCAAACGCCGATGCTGAGGCAAACGCCGATGCTGATGCTGAGGCAAACGCCGATGCTGATGCTGGCTCTGATGCTGATGCAGCCGCTGAGGTAAACGCGGATGCAGATACGGAGGCATCCGCTGATGCTGAAGCGCGTGCCAAAAAGGTATTTGATGATGAAGATGCCCTTTATTATGAAAGTGATTCTGATGATGGACATATAGCTAAATCACAAAGCTTATCTTATAAGGGCGGTAACAATATTAATGTAATTGGAATTTGGAGTCGCCCATTGCATATATTTAAAACGTGCCCGTTGGCAATAAGAGAAGATATTACTGATGAAATATTAGATGAAAAAAATATATTAATAGAAGGCAATGCCGATACTGTATTTATTCGATTTTTTAAAGATATGTTAAATTATTTACAAATAATCAATAAAATGGCTGAACAATATCCAGATAAGGCATCAATTATGGCAAATAAGAATATTTGGGATGGAATGGAAGAAGTACAAGTTATTCCATAAGTTTCAAAAAAATAGTATTATTTTTTTATTTAAATTTTATTTAAAATTTAATAATATTATTCAAATTTTATTTAAAATTATCTAGTACTGTATTTTATATAGTTTTTGGCTATTTTAATAGATGGCTTTATTACTAATTCTAATTGATTAGTTCCATTATCAAATAATTTGATATATGGCATATTAAACCACCCAATATCACTAATTTCTCTTATATCTTTTAATAGGCTTTGTCTTTGATATATATTTGTGCTTGCGCGCCTTTTCATAAAGTTATTATTTATTATTCCTATAAAATAGATAAATACATATTTAACGTTATTTGATATATAGCTTACCTTTTTTTTTATATTGGGTATTATTTTGTAATCTTCTTTTTTAATTCCGGTTTCTTCTTCGACTTCTCTAATTGCACAATCTATATCAGATTCTTTGCTATTTACTTTTCGCCCTTTAGGAATTTCCCATAATAAAGTTCCCCTAAATTTTGTATTTTTAATCATATTTATCAGTTTTTTTCCATTATCATAATCTAAAAATTCTGCCTTAAATTTATTAAATTTTTTAATATATGAGGGCTCTTCTTTATCTACATTTAAACATATTCGATACCACATTTGCTCAAAATTTAAAGACATTATATCTAATAACTCATCGGTGGTCATATGCTCTAATAGGGCCTCTACTGACATGATTGTATATTTTTTTTTTATAAAAAATTTTGAGGGATCATTATGTAAATATATATAATTGCCATTTACAAACTCATTAAACTCATAAGTATACCTTTTATGGACTAAAAGTACCTCGGATGAATAATTTACATTACCTAAATTCACTAATATGATTCCTATAGATGTTTTTGTCATCATTATACTATATATTTATATATTTATATATTTATATCGTAATTTTTTATTATATATTTTGATACTATCTTTTGATACTATATTTTGAATAAGGTGAGAAGATTCTCGAGTATTTAAGCTTTATATATTTGATACTTAAAAATATAGTAGACAAAACAGTCGAGATGAGTGGTATATATTTGTATCATGCGGAAAAAGAGAATAGTTTATATCAAACTCTGACTGCGCATGGTGGTCATATGTGCTTTAAGCTAACAACAACTGGACAGCTTGTTGGTGCCATTAAATTGACCTATGACCGTATGTCAGTTACTACCACCAAAGAGGGGTTGGATATATTAGTTGCGAATAGGTATTTAGTCGAAAGAGGTACTGAACAATACCCTATAAAAGCTCGCATTGATTCAAGTATGAATCAACCAGAACTTGAGAGGTGGTATGCAGCATTTGAACCTGACTCCACTGAGGAAAACCCTACATTGGTGCCATATTCACCGGCAAACTGCCGACAAGTTATTCTACTGGATTAGACCCTTGACAAGGTAAGCGTCATTTAGGGCAGTTGCGCACCTTTGGTGATTGGTGGTGCCCCCGCTCTTTTTCATCTGAGGGGCGCAAAATATAATCTTTTTTTTTGCATATATTTAAGTCTCATATATTTGATACTTAAAAATATATTAGACAAAATAAACCAGCCGTGAAGAAACTTCCTTAGTAATATGAGCCATTCAATGCAATTTAAAATTACGGATAAAATCCGTGACGCCTGTACCCAAGCAAAGCTTCCCTATTCTTTTATGGATAAAAAAATACCCAAGTTTGTCTTGTACGAGGTTTTAGACATCAGCAATGGGGTTGCGCTAGTTAAAGTAATGCATACCTCAACTGAGCAATACAGTCTTATCATAATGATATTGAAGAAAGGCAAAACTACGGTTGAGATATCCTATCTATATGGAGATGTAGGGGATGTCACCTCTATATCCGAATTAGAGGAATTGGACCATTTTGGTCGTACTGAATGTTCCCACTATTTTGATAGAAACCATTATGGTAACAACTCGAGGCTAATCGATGTAAAAGACTTTGCAAACAAAGAAGATTTATTGGGCGTAATGTCCAATTTAAATATTTCTAGGATTGCTGCTCTGAGTGACGCAAAGCGTGTGCTTTTAGATGCAATTACTCTAGAAACTAGCGCCATTGAAGCACTGAACCTACGACTAGGCTCAATCCTTACTTTTGGTGTTTCTAGAACTTTAGCTAAGGATCTAGAAGATGTACAGGCGCATGCTACAAAGCAGAGACATGATGCTGAATATAAAGTCAACATGCTGACTGCAAATATGCGTTATGCAAATATGCGTTATTACTAGATTAGACGCCTTGACAAGGCAAGAGTCATTTAGGGCAGTTGCGCCCCCTTTATTATTATACTCATTTATTATACCTCTTTATTTAGCGCGCACGTCTGGTTAGGAACCCCAGGCAGATAATTCAATTATTAGATAGATAGTCCCTATGTAGAAGCCTATTGCTTTGCTTCTACATTGATATGTTTCATTTAAAGCAGCAATGAGTATCTCCTCATTGTATTACATTCATTAATTCATCCCATTCAAATGCTACAGAGATGTAGTGTGACAGCCAGGCAGGAAGTCACTTAAATATTGCCACCCCACTAATCCCAGATTAGTTGCTCGAACTAGTAGGTTTCGAGTTAAAACAAATACTAGCCCTAATAAGGCGGTAATATATGTTGTTTGACACACAATATATATTATTAGAGCGCGCCCGCGTTCTCCTAAAGTTATCTTTGGTGAGTGGGCAACCTCATCATCTCACAGTCGCAGGCTTCGGCCTCCTGTGAAAAAAAAGATAACCTTTTTTTTTATATATTTTACCAAATATACGTATATTTAAGCCTCAATTCTCAAAATATACGTATATTTAAGCCTCAATTCTCAAAATATACGTATATTTAAGCCTCAATTCTCAAAATATACTTATATTTAAGACTCATATATTTGATACTTAAAAAATAGTTAGACAAAACAACCCTTTCGCTTTTAGTTCGATTTCGCTTTCAGTTCACTTTCGCTTTCAGTTCACTTTCAAAATGTCAGTTGAAATCAATACATTTAGTTTTTCTTCTACTAAAAAAGGGCTTTCGGCTTTTGCAGCAAATCTAAGTCTATTTGGCCTTATTGCTCAAACTGAGAATTATGGAATGATCGTTGGATATGTTTCCGATGATTTATTGAAGGGATACATGTTTGCATTCAAGATAGAAACAAAAGAGATTCTCCTCCTCAATATAAATGAGCAGACTGTGTCCAATTGTGGAAAAATGTCCATTACCTACTCATATGCTAATACTGAAGAGCTATCAGCAGAGGCGATAGATGACTTTCTGATCAAGTTACGTGATAACTGGGATAGTTTCAAACCCACCAATGTTCCTTCACTCTATACTAGAGTATGCAGCATAAGTTACTTTTCTCAAGTAACTGGAAAAGGAATGGTTGCCGCTTCCCTCTTATTTAGGTCGGTTGAACTTGAGAACCACTCTCATATTCTTACATTAAATGGGTTCTTTATGATCTCAATTTTGCAAGGTGGAGAAAATGTTGTAATTCGAATGGTGGGTGGACTAGTAGTCTCTGCTGGCATTGTTGTAATTGATGGTGATAATTTGAAGTTTCTTAAACTTAGCGATGATGTCTTGGGCAGCACCCAAGATTTATCACCAGCGCTAGTTGATGATATCATTAATACCTCGGAACGACTTATAATGCATGGTGATTTATTAACTCGTCATGCTAACATGACTGTTAAATGGGCAACTAAAAGCATTCCACACAGATTATGCATTCTTTGTGACCAGTATAAATATACTGCAGATGCTAATACCTGCAATTTTTGCATAGATTGCTATATTAAGCAGCATAATGCTAGATTGAACAATTCATCTGCATCTAGCATAAGTATGGCTGCCAGCGTTTAAGTCGCCACCCTATCTTGCCGGTGTATAACAGCAAGTATGAGGAGTTTAATCTTTTCAAAAAATATGTCTTGGAATGACGCTTTGCCCTTTAAAAGGTAAAGCCGATATAGACAATATTTTAGAATTGAACTCTCCTCCTCACGTTTATTACTTTGAACGTAAAGCGCCCCGGCGCCTAAAAAGTAAACCACCCACGTCATAATTTCATCCCCTAAAATTTTATTGTTACGAAAACTCACTAGATGTTGTATATAAAAATATGAGTCTTTTGTAACGATTAAATCCCCTATACACTATTTCATATTACCATACCCCACACACCCCTCGTTATCTTTTGCATCTGGGTGCCCCTCCCCCCGCTCTTCTTCATCTGAAGAGCACAAAAGATAACCCTTCTTTTTTTGCCAAAAAAATATAAGTCGTCACAATTGGTCTTTCTATTTTACAAATAGTACTGGTCTTGCTATTTTACAAATAGTACTGGTCTTGCGATCGTAATTTTGTAGACAAGGGAAACTGAAGGGGCCTCCACATCTTCTGGATAAAATAGAGCAGATAAATCAAAAACATCTTCAACATTGTCAGGCGGGGCTAAACTAAAATGCTTCATGCTATGCGTAGCTAATAGCACAATGCCTCCTTGATTGGATTTGCCTAATCCTACCAAATGATCAATGCTCCCATGATATCCATCATTGCCGCTTTTCTTTTTAAGCAATTCTAATCCTCTTACCAATAAAGGACTGCATACACTTCTGGCATCACAGCCTGTGCCATCGCAGTCCCAGTCACTTGTGGCATCGTAGTTCCAGTCACTTGCGCTATCGCTTGTGTTGCCATGTTCACAGGCTCTAGCGCGTTCAACATTACGCTTAAAATGTTCATTATTTTTTTCTCTCTCTAATATAAATGCGTGGCATAAACTAGTGTCTTTTTTATTAGCGGACTTAATTAAGGCCTGATTCTTTTTTTTGGTAGAAATTATTCTAGCGGATATAAACGCCGCTTCAATTCTGGCAGATATATTGCGCCATTTTTGAGACCTCTCAATCATGAGTGCCTCTAATTCTGCTCTTTTATATGACAACATTTTTTGCAAATTTTGATAACTATATATTATTTATCAAATATAATTTGAGCGAGCCGCTACTATTTAGTGCTTGTCACTATTGCTAGCCGCTACTATTTAGTGCTTGTCACTATTGCTAGCCGCTGCTATTTAGTGCTTGTCACTATTGCTAGCCGCTACTATTTAGTGCTTGTCACTATTGCGAGCCGCTACTATTTAGTGCTTGTCACTATTGCTAGCCGCTACTATTTAGTGCTTGTCACTATTGCTAGCCGCTGCTATTTAGTGCTTGTCACTATTGCGACCCCCAAACCAATGCGAAAAATTGTCTCCATTTTTTGCCCTTAATGCATCCATATCCCACCCCCTAATATGATTATTAGACTCTTTCATACCAAAGCCCAATGTTTCATTAATATCTTTATCGACGCCTTCTCTTGATAATTTTTGCCAAAAGGGAATTTCTTTATATCGCATAAATTCAGTGCTGGATTCCCCACTATTCATATTATTTACATGTTTCATCGCAACATTAGAATCTACATAATTTTCGCCCATAAGTTCATATATTAAATCTTCAGCATTTCGCACAGTATGATTTGGTGTTTTAATTGCTTTTAATATATTATATTCGGTTCTATAATGATCATTACTATCGTCTATAGAATCACCTGCAATATATTGGGGGGCATTTATCAATGATAATGCAAATTCATTGCTATCATCCTCGGTCCCTACTATTTTTTGCGTCCTTGCTCTATTATATTTTTGACTACCATTTTTATTTTGCCAATCTTGTTGATTTTCTAATAATTCATATTTTGGTCCCATATTATTCATATATTCATAACCCTGAGGGCGTAAACTATCTGAAATAAACATTGTCATGCCATAATCTTCATTATCTTCAATATTGCCTACAGTTGGTACATGATCCAATAATTTACTATAGGGATTACCGCCACTGCTATAGGCACCGCCACTGCTATAGGCACCGCCACTGCTATAGGCACCGCCACTGCTATAGGCACCGCCACTACTATAGGCACCGCCACTACTATAGGCACCGCCACTACTATAGATACCGCCACTAGGGCCATATTCGCGAGGGGTATTGTTTGGCGTTCTTGACATATATGGCATTTCTATTTGGTCGGTTATCAGTCCTCGTTTTTGGTGCGCAACTTGTTTAGATGGTGGTGCAAGTCCATAATTTTGTAACTTTGTGCTAATGCCATTTTTTAATTGCGTCTGTGGTTGTGGTTGGCCATATTCATTAAATAAAAAATTATTAATTCGCTCTTGATAGAAAATAATATTAACTCTTTTTATTTCATCCCATAGATTTAGGCCTTCTTGTAATTTTGCCCGCATTGCAATAGGGTCCGAATCTAGTATTGAATGAATATATCCATTTGTTGATGAAAATGTATAAATATCAAATGGCAATGTTTGCAATTTATATTGTGTTTCATTATGAGATAATCCAAATTTTTTTGTTAAATTGTTATAAAATAGATTATATAAATAACTATGATTTTCTTCTGATTTAAATGTATCTATAATTCTATTTTTAAAACTTTTTGGTTGTCGAATTAATTCCATTTTATAAAAGTTATACTGTTATAAAATTATACATATATTTATAACAAAAAAATTAATTTTATTAATTTAATAATTTTTTCTATAGTATTTACATGCGGCACCAAAGTTTCCTCCATATTCTGTAATTGCCTTACGATAAATACAGCTATGGCAAATGACATAATGTTTGTCAGTTATAACCATTTTTCCATCGTGCTGAGAATGAGGAAGGGCTCCAAGTCCAATCTTACTAAACTTGGTATCACATCGACCGCACTCCTTAAAGTATTTGACTGCATAATCATATGATAGGGCCTTAATCTTAATATTATTTGTATGGTGTTCACCATCTTGAATAATAGTATTAAGGGTAAAATAATATGCCGACGCCGCATTTCTACGGTTTATATGACGCTGCTCACTAGATTGTTCGTTTCTTCTTTCTTGCTCTCTTCGATTTTCTTCTCTCATTTGCACTATTGCTTGCGCTATTGCTTGCTCTCGTGCTTGCTCTTGCGCTTGCTCTCGCGCTTGCTCTTTCTTTCTCTTTTCCTCTCGTTTTTCCATTTTAGCGAAAAGCTTACCTATTTTATTAAGAATTCTATTATCTGTTCCAGAATCATCTCCAGAGTCGATTTCGAGCCTATTGCGGGTAGAGACCCTACTATATTTATATTTAGAGTCTTTATCAGAGTCGTCATCAGAGCGGCTGTGTTTATGTGACATTATATCTTTTTTATTATATTAGTTATATTCAAATATGTTCATTTTCTAAAATATTATTTATCGCTTTTTATCTTTTTTGGCTGCAAGCGATACTCGTGGCTTTGTATCTTTTTTAGTATAAATAACTTCACAAAATAATGATAAATATATCATATCATTTTCACTAAGTTGTGAGAATAATCTTTTATTGTGCAGTTCGAGGTGTGGGATATATTCATCTAATGAAATTATTTTTTCAACGACAAATCCTTTTTCTTTAAAGAGTTCACTTATTTCTTTGTGGTTATATAAATATTCATCATAATAATCGCCCCTAAGAAATGGAAGTAACACGCCAATTTTTTGCCCACAAACTTCTAATTTTGAACTTGAGTATTTTCGAATTAATGAATATTTTAATAACTCATTTTCTCTTAAATTCCAAGAGCCGCCAACTGCAATATTATTTTTTATAAAAAGCTCATGTATTTTTTTACCATTAAAACATGTAATGCATACTTTTCCATTTGTCGCAACTGATTGCTCGGCAATAGTAATAAAATTATTTATTGTCTCACTTGTTCCCAAAAAGTAATGAAATGCTAAATTGCATACAATTGCATTACATAACCCCATGCCTAATTTATTGCATTTTTCTACTAATTGAATTGGATTTTCTGTATTAATATCAGCTATAATTGTATTTAATGCTGTGTATTTTCTGCCTTTTTCATATCTGGTCTCGGATCTTCTCTTTACTAATTTATTTATTGCCGCGCTATCAATATCAATTGCAATTAAATGTTTAATTGCGGCATTATAGTATCGCCCCAAATCCTGACCCTTTCCAGCACCAATATCTATAATCCAATCGCTATTTTTTAAGCTTGATATTATATTTTCTTTTGAAAAATTAATTACTTTTACTTGCGCATTATATCTTTCTTCTTTTTCATACATAAAATATTTATTGTTTACTGGCTCCCATAAATTTTCTAATACAAATGGGTCGATATAATTTGACCAATTTGATTCGGCCGTTTTATAATCATTACCATAATATGTTTTGCTTACTTGTCGGTCTTCTCGAATTCTCACCAATTCCCAATCGACGAGCATATCACCACCACCGGCGGCCGCACAATCTCCGGCGCATCGAAGTTCAATAATCTTATTGTCTATTACATTGCCTGTTTTTGGGTGATAATAAATATGTGCATATGGTACATCTGGAAGAATAAATTGTATTGGCATATAATTTACTCGGTCCCCTATATCAGTTTTAAACATTTTAGTATAATGCGGCATTATTTGAAATGAAAATTTTTCCTTATCTCGAGTAGATATACCCACAAATAATATATACATATTACATCCTTCTTTTTCAATATATGGAAATAATCCGCATAATTCCCTGGGAATTCTTTTTGCTAAAAAATCTATTGTCATATCTTTTAAGGGTTTCCATTTATATGAGTCGGTTGTTCTATATGGTGAATTATTTGATATAAATATTAATCCATCTTTTTCATATGGCCGGGGGTTTTCATATACTTGGCGTATTAATGGCTCTAAATATTCAGGCGTATCATCTTCAATTAAATGCATGGGTTTTACTTCTGAAAAATGCTCGCCAAATACTTTATTTACAATTATAATTGCGGTTTCCATGTATTTTAATCGCTCTGAAAAATTATGATTTGATACATTAATTCCATTATATGAAATCAAATCAAATGCGTAAAAGCGGGAGCCTTCAGGAATGGGAGGTTCTGGCGAAGCGGCATGTTCCGGCGAAGCGGCATGTTCCGGCGAAGCGGCATGTTCCGACGAAGCGGCATGTTCCGGCGAAGCGGCATGTTCCGGCGAAGCGGCATGTTCCGGCGAAGCGGCATGTTCCGGCGAAGCGGCATGTTCCGGCGCAATATATTCTCCATCTAATATGGTATCTGACACGCAATCGCCATCAGTAACGGTTATACTCGGAGTAAAATTCAATATTTTATTTGAGAATAGTAATAGCCCCAATCCATTTCTAATAATGATAATGCATCGTAGCCCATCTGCTTTATCGGTGACATAGTAATTCTTAGGGGGATATATTGACTCATAAATATCTTTTGTTAAAGATTTTACTTGAGGTAATAATTGTTTTAATGACCCACTTTGCACATATGAATGCAATTTTGACTTATCATGAATTATATTTTTTGCAATGGTATGCAATTCTTTTTGATATACCATATCAATATTGTATTCGGGGTTTTTTATATTTAATATAATATTAATTGCATTATTTACATCTATTTCTTTAATATTTACCAAGGCCCGAGCCGATTCTTCATTTGTTTTAGTCACGGCCGTCACTAGTTCTAGTTCAAGTTCATACTTATAATCTATTTCTTCTTTTATTAAAAGAAATTGAAAATGCTCTATTGTATTATCTTTAAATAATTTATCTACTAATGCGACCATGGTTGCCTTATCTGGATTGCTTACTTCTAATATAATTGTTAAATCAATGCGCCAAATATATACTATATTTGGGTCTTCTGCCGACTGAAGGTGCAAAGGAAAACTAAGTCTATATTTTATTCTTATTGTTGAATTATCATATATAATGGTTGGCTCTACTATCTTTTCTAATGCTAATGATATTTTATAATCTAATGCGTATACAATATACGGAGGAATTGATAATAATTTTTTTGATATAAATTTTATAGTCCTATCTCGTTTATTATGAAATGTTATATCTTTTCGTATCATAGAATTATTTTTTCTATCATCATTAATTGCACTTATCATCATATTTATTAATGGCTCTAATGATATTGTCGCATCCGTATATAAAATGTCAGAAATTAATAAATTTTTTCCATTTTCCAATAAATATTTTAATATGATTAGAAATTCATTATAATTTACATTATATCGAATTTCTAATTCTAATTCTTCATCTTTTTTATGGCCACTACTTAAATGCTTTTTAAACAAATTTATAATTGACTCCAAAGTTGGCTTTGCGTGCAATTCAGACCGTTTCATCATTTTAATTTGACTATATATTATATATAATATATTATTCAAATTTATATATTAATATACTTGCAAAATTCAATTTGTCCATTGCAATTTATCCATTGCAAAAAAAAATAATGTGATTATCATTACTTGCGCGGTTGCGGTTCTTTTTCAAAGTATTCTTTTCTAAAAAGTGTTTTTGATATGCAAAGGTGTAAAAAGACTTTCAAAAACTTACATGGTTTTTCTCTTTAATGACATTACTCGAATGGTTTCATCAAATATTGCCTTTATTGTATTGGGGTCATCCAAGGCGCCATCAATGGTTAATTGTATGCCATTCCTTTCAATATAAGTTTTTTTTGTTTGAGGCGTATGAATCATTACAACCATAGCCTTATCTTGAATGCTGTCAATATATAATGTGTCATTATGTGTAATGGTGGTGCCTTCTCTTACCTCATATCCATTGTTAATAAGACTATCGCCAACGCAATGATTAAGATTCATCTTATTTTTTATCAATATTATATATAATCAAATATACTTTATATATTATATAGCGTATAATTATTCATATAATGATATAGTTGTTTTTTTGATTCTTCCATTATATTTTGATAATTTATTTTTTTTATATTAAATTTATTTATATCAATATTTGAAAATGAATGACTTTTTGGTAAAACTTTTTGGTAAATCTTTTTGCCGATATATAATAAATTGGAGTTTTTCCAATTTTTTGAGCAATAATTTTTCAAAAGGTTATTTATATCTCTCATATCATCATATATATCATATAATAATGATATAATATAATTATTTGCATTTATTTTTTCATTAAATTCATGATTTGTTATTATTGTTTTATGCATTAAATTATTTGACCAAAATGGATGACTTTTTATTTTTGTAACTCGAATATAAATTGCATTTTCTATTTTTATAATTTCAATGATGGTTTCAGTTATTTCTAAATCTTGATCCGCCACAAAAAATTCAAGTAATTTATAAAACATAATTTATATTAAAATATAACCTTTTGAAAAAAGTTTTACCAAAATATAACCTTTTGAAAAAAGTTTTACCAAAATATAACCTTTTGAAAAAAGTTTTACCAAAATATAACCTTTTGAAAAAAGCTTTACCAAAATATAACCTTTTGAAAAAAGCTTTACCAAAATATAACCTTTTGAAAAAAGTTTTACCAAAATATAACCTTTTGAAAAAAGCTTTACCAAAATATAACTTATATTAAAATATATCCAGTATAATATAAGGTATTCAAATATATAAAAAAAAGTAAAATTAAATGAATTCTTATCTTTTTGGCTTTGACTTTGACTTTGACTTTGCAAACATAGGCATGTCTTCATCTACAGTGCGAATAATAATAGAATTGTTATCAACTTTACAATCCTTCTTACACTTGGAGCGAATGTCTTTCATAATTGAATGAGAGAAAAAAGCCCTATTCTTCCCAACTCTCAATAAGTCTGCTAAATCAGAAGCCTCGTATTTCCCTCAACTGTATTTTCATAAGCGAAACATCTACGGCTTTTGCATTTGCTGAAATGCCGCGTTCATCTTCTAGGCCGGCAAATTTAGTGGCAATTTGCTCAATTAGTAGGTTTTTGGTATCAAAGTCGGTATCCATTTCTGAATAAATTCGCTAACGTTATAAACTCTTCTCTTTTTATATAATATATTATAATATTCAAATATACATTTTTAATTATAAAATAACCACTGCTTGAAAAATTGTCAGATTTGATTATATATATATTTAAAAAAACCCGAATGGAGTCCCATTTTAAAGACTGGCGCACAGATGATGCGCATGTTGCAGGTACTGCAGAAAATCAGCTTGCCTTATTAGAATACCTTACAACTGAGTGTCTATATCAGAACACAGGGTATCGAAATAATATTAATAAGCTGGTTGACATGATTGCTCGATATCATACAAATAAAGAGGTATTTATTGCAAAATATGTTTTTAGAATCAAATATATATGCTGTACTAGAAATGACACAAACCATAGCCTTATTGATAGCTTTGACAGCTTTCTTCGCCCTCTGTTTGAGCTATATAATTCGGGTAGATTTTTATTTGTAATATTTTCATCCGTGGCGTCAAACTTGAGTGATAAGAATAAAATCTCATTCTTATTAAATGGGCGAGGCCCTATTAGACTATATTGGATAAAGCATATTGCTGGCTTTTTAGACCAACCTGGGTCGCCATATAAACCATGTCTTAAAAAAGACTTTCGCGACCTAAGTGATGCATGGCGTAAAAAGATATATAATGCATGGAATAAAGGCATTTAAATGACTTCGCTTCTTATTTTGGGCAATGACTTTTCAAAAAACGCCGATGTCTATGGCAATGACTTTTCAAAAAACGCCGATGTCTATGGCAATGACTTTTCAAAAAACGCCGATGTCTATGGCAATGACTTTTCAAAAGGTTGTTTGATATCGCTTTAGTGCAATTTTGATTTCTTTAGAGTGGTCTAATATTGGTCCTGGGTATTTAATATTTTGGTCATGAATTTTATCCCATTTATGAATAATTTTTGGGTCAATATCTTTTAATTCCTGTACATATTTCTTGATATAAAGACAATTTGAGTCATATTTTTTTTGTTGAATCCATGGGTTAAAATATCTAAAATAAGGCTGAGCATCAGTTCCGCAACCCGCACACCATTGAACGCCGCTATTATTCATCATTGCATCATAATCAACTAATTTGGTTGCAAAATATTGTTCGCCATATCTCCAATCAATATGCATAAATTTTATTAAAAAGCTCATAGTAATCATTCGACTTCTATTATGCATAAACCCAGTTAGGTTTAATTGGCGCATACCCGCATCAACAATAGGAAAGCCAGTTTTACCCTCGCACCATGCATCATACCATTTTTTATTAAAGGCTGGTAATTTAATTTTTTCAAATTTTTGTTTAAAACTAATATTTGTTGTTTTTTGAGTGAAGCCTTTTTCTAAAAGGTTTTTTTGGGTGAAGCCTTTTTTCAAAAGGGTTGTCAACTGCCCCTGTAATACATATGGAAAGAAATAAACAATATTTGTATAAAATTCCCGCCAATATAATTCTGAAATAATTCCGCTTTTTTTCCCCAAAGCATTAATAATTGCCCAATATTCTTCTCTTATACTAATTGTCATATAATGATTGTGCGCCGATAAAAAAGTTGTACTATATGTAAAATAATCTCTTTCCTTCTCATACTTTGAAAATTTATTTATATTTTTTAAAATTTTTAATCCATTCGTGCGACCCCCATTTATGTTAATATTACTATTAGGCACATAAAATGATTCTATATTGTTTTTAATAAATTTTGATTTAAAATTTGCCGTTTTAAAAACAAATTTATTAAATGTATCAACTGGAGAAACTTTTAAAGTTGCCATGCAAAACAATTTAAATGGCGTAAACATTAAATATGGAGAACCATCTTTTTTTTTTGTTTGATTGCTCAATATTGGGTGTAATAAATAATCTTCTTTTTCAAAAAATTTAATTTTATTTTTAGAGCAAAATTGTTGAATAAGGGTTGAACGTTGGCGAGCATATGGTGTATAATCAAAATTCATTCCAATTGATAATATTTTATCACTTTTGCTAATAGAAGATAATACATCAAGAATGCCTCCATAAAAATAATATAACTTACCCCCTCGGGCTTTTATGTCATCCGCCAAGTCACATAATGACTCAATCATAAATTGTACACTATTATTAGAAAAATATTCATTTTTTTTCTTATCGATTTGTTCGGGGGTAAATATAAATATAGGAGTAATATTGCCCATTTGCTTCATTTGATGAATTAATGTAGTATTGTCTGATACCCGCAAGCCCCTATTGAAAATAAATAAATTCATATTTTTTATCCTATATTATAAGCAAAAAAATATGATATAAAAATAATACTATTTTTATAGCATATTTGAATAATAAAATATTAATAGATAAATATCCCTGGTGACTTAAGTGACAAAATGAGTAGTACAGCTCTTATTTATACCAAAGTGGACGCTATCAAAAATAAAGCTCTAATCTTACGATTACGAACCCATGACAATCCTGCATCTGGTCTCACAACTGAGCAATTAAAGGACTCAACCCATATAATAGGCAGAAATATGAGTATGTGTGATACAATTGGCATTCCAAACAAGGATACACTTATATTAAAACTTCAAAGTATGCCATCTAGTACGTGTTTGGATGAACCCAACTCTTCAGCCCGCACAACTTCGGGTGAACCCAACTCTTCAGCCCGCATAGATAGTACACAATTTGGCCGCGTAGCTTTGGGTGGCCGCACGTCTTCAGATGAGCCCCAATATTTTATTCGAGAAGAACAGAGTATTGGTGATAGGGTTGAAGCCTTAAAATCGGAATTTTTTAACTGGAGATTAGATTATTCTCTGAACCGCAGCTCGAATTTTTCAAGTGAGGGTGATTCAGAGCGTGGTTTTGCATCTATATTGACGAGAAATAGCCACCCAATCTTTCCTACTATCTATTCGAGCGACCGTGTTATGTCTAGCGAAGAAGTAAAGAATATAGACATGGCAAATTTATTGGATTCTGCCGTTCGTACGCGTAATCCGGTAGATAATTGGTATTCTCCAGTAAAAGTCGATTGCACCAGCGTCGAAGAGCCTTACTCTAATACTGTACAAGATGAACTAACGGTCTTGTATAGCCTTTTATCTAGAGAATGTACACTAGAAAGCTATCTTGGAGATCTCGTCGAAGATGATGTTGTTGATAAGGAAATGCTCGATAATAAAACATTGAGAGTAAAGTTAGGTGAAGCTCTTAAAAAAAGATATGGCATATTAGCATCATTGCAAGAAAAAGTGATTGCACCGCTTTTGACTCGATTTGGTAGTCGCCACCAACAAGGGTGCGTGTTTCCAATTGGCATCTTTTATGACTATCTGCTAAAGATTAAATATGCCAAGAAATGCATGATGCATGGCTCTACGTATGGTAATTCAAACATCTTTACGGGTGCTGAAAAAGCCCTACATGAATCTTTTAGGGCTGAAGTTAGAGAAAGTGCGATGGCGTTTGCAGTAGATGCTAGCGATGAGTATGAATCTGGCTGGGATGAGTATGAAGATGATATGCTGCTTAAAGGTTTTATGGTGCCACCAAGCGGCCTAACTCATGCTCAGAAGTATAATCTTTATGAGTATCGAGAGTCTTTGCTCGATGAGCTGCATATGCAGCTTAGGGCAGTAAGGGAGGAAATTACTTCAGTTCTTCCTGTCAAAAAATAAGTGCACTTATTTTAATATTTCATGTATTATTGTAGATAGGTCAGATATTGTTACTCGTATGATATTTTGGATATTCCTTAACTCTAGTATATAGCGATTCACAATTTTGATTTTGCTATACATTAGTATTTGCGCATTAACCTCCGTTTGTAATGAACGGATAATAAATTTAAATTTTTTTATATATGTATTATATTTATTAATTAATTTATATAAATATTTAGTATTATAATAATTAATAATGATTGCGGATGTTATAACTATTTTAGTTGGTATATTTTGATGATTGTAATAATCTCTCATGTATCTTTTATATTTATCTTCAATGTTATCAAAATTAATTATGTTATGCGCTAGCATTAATATACAATAGTCAAATACGACCTCGCGAATTTGTTTTTTTAGCTCATTTGATATAATAGAATATTGCGATATAGTTATCAATTTTGCGCAATAAATATTAATATAATTAAAATCTAATTTGCCGCAATTACATAATTGCAAAGCATTTTCTAATGTGATTTTAATTGACTTCATAGCCGATATGGCAATTCTTTTTTTATTTGATAATTGGGATATAAATTGTTCTAAATCGGACATTTATTGAATTTGTCCGTTGCAAAATTCAATTTATTGAATTTGTCTGTTTCTAAATATATGTATAATCAAATATATTTGATTTTATAATATATTTGATTTAAATATATTTGATTTTATAATATATTTGATTTTATAATATATTTGATTTTATAATATATTTGATTTTATAATATATTTGTAAAATTTAATTTATTGAATTTGTCCGTTGCAAGATATATACTATGATGACCACCGATGAAAAAACGACCGCATTGTTAATTTGTTCTCATTATTTTACTATTTTTGATATTGCTATTTTAGATATGGCACTTACAAATAAAAAAATGAGACCAATTTGGGAAAATTTATTAGAACAAATGGTCATTAATATAAAATATTATGATGATATATATACAATTAAGTGCATATATAAACGAATGCAATTTTTTAATTATATTGTTAGAAAAAAAATAAAATTAAATTGCGATTATATATTTGGCGTACGAACTGGATTATCATCTTTTCATATGAGTGGTCATAATTTAATAGATGTGCATACCACAGAAGACATGTTGCTCGCAATGTTAATAAAGTCAACTAATTTAATTTCAATTGAAATTGAAGTTAATATAGATTGGATTGAAATAATAAAATATATTCCTATGATCAAAAAAAATAATCCAAATCTTGAAGTTGTTTGCATAGGCATAACAACTATGAATGGCAATTCTTTATATTATTCATGAATGGCGATTCTTTATATTATTCATAATCTCGAATTGCAACCCCCTTTGGCTGTTGTGGAATCCCAGTCGCCGATAATTCTGAATAAGAAACCGTTAATTTTTTTCCAATATATGATTCATTTTCAGTTATTTTTTTAAAAAGTTTTTTTCTCTCAGTGACGCTCATATTTGGCACAACTGTAAATGTTAATTCTTTATTGTCACCCACACAACAGATCCAAATAATTGCACCTAAATCTCGCCCCGCAACCCCTTGTGTAAATCCAACAATTTTAAACTCATCATCAAAATATGGTTTTAATTTTACCAAGCTTTTTGAGCGATGTTTATTATATGAAAATTCATAAATTCCATTATTTTTTCTCGCAATGGCACCCTCATATTTATTACCAAGAAATTCATCAAATAAGGTTTTTACTTCTATCATATTATTTACTTCATAATTTTCTACTCTTTTGATATGTGTTAACCCAAATGGCTCAATTTTTGAAAAGATATAATCTATATATCTCTGCCTTTGGCCGCTCGTTAGCTGATGTCCATTCGCTATGGCTTTTGGGAAAAATACATCATATATATAATAATCTAATTCTATAGTGGAGACTGCTTTTCTTGCTTGTCCTGAAATAACATGTAATGGTATGCCATGTTTATATAGCTCACCATCCCAATATGGCGCCACATCATTATAATATTCGGCCTCCTCAGGAGTTAATCCTAATAATTCTGGCAGCGCCCTATAATCCATACAATTATTAAATACAATTTCTAGCTCTCTTGTTATTATTGGCATAGATTTTTCAGAAAATTTATTGCCATCTCTTGAATATTTAATTATATTTCCGGTTGCGTCTTTATATGAAATCCATCTGACGCCATTAAATTTTATTTGAATGGTTATGCCATTTATAAAATCTTCTTCTATTAATTTAGTATCTTTATTAATAAGCATAGGTAATGGTGTATCCGTACTGGCAATAGTATTCCCAGTGGTTTTTAATTTTAGTTTATATGAATGATTTGCAACACTAAATGCCTGAGTTACTACATTTGTTTCATTTTTTTTTCCAATATTTTTTATTTTGTCTATATAGGTTGGGGGGACTTCTCTAATCTTTCCCCCAATTTGACCCGAGATAGTCTCTATTGATGCCTTTGCAGCTGAGCCAAGGCTTTTAAAATCAAAAGTATTATTTAATATACTATCTGTTATTGGCAATAACTCATTATTGCCATTTAACAATTTAATTTTCAATGAATATGTATACTCTTTATTTCTGCTCATATAAATAATGGGCATAAACTCAAATATTGTCCTATCTTCATTAAAGGTACCTTTGTTAATAATATCATTAATTGTGTCCATTTTGGTCGCCATTTTAACTTTATATAATATAAATGCAACTTTATATAATATAAATGCAACTATATATAATATAAATAAATGTAATATTCAAATGTAACTTTATCAAATATATTTTATAAAATATTTATTATATTGGTGGCATATAATCTAATCTGATGGTGATGCATATGATTGTATGGCGGCGCCAGTGCCAATTGTAGAATTTGCACTTTTAGGGCCATAATAAGTTTTTCCATTACTTGCCGCATATGAATTATCACTTATATTTGCTCCTTTATATTTATTATATTGATTAGATAATCCCCGTCTAATATTATCATTTATTGCTTGCCTTTTCATAAGATATGCCTCATTATAATTTGTATCGTTATAAATTGAATATGCATAAATTAATAATAATATTAATAATATTATAATTATAATTGAAGAAACCGTTAGCCATATTAATAGTCCAAGTTTTGGGCTTACTATTGGCATTGCTGGCATTTTTGGCATTGCTGGCATTTTTGGCATTGCTGGCATTTTTAGCATTTTATATTTTTTATATAATTACATATATTCTTATAAATTTATATAAATTTATAATTATATATATTATTTATAAATGTCAAGAATTATAATTCCAAAAGAAGATTTTATATCATTTGTTAAGACTCAAATAGGAACATTTCCTCAATGTAAAATTGACGAATATATAGATATTAAATATAATATATTTAGTAGTAAATTTAATAAATTGTATAAAGATGTAAAGAGCCGACAGCAAATAAATACATTATTAAATATGAAACAGAATAAGATTGGACTTTATCACTATAATAGATTATTGCAATTATTATCTAAAGATATATATTTTTATAATTATTTTGATTTATTAAAAATTTTAAAAAAATCAAAATTTGATGATATGAAAGTATATCAATTTTTGCAAAAATATTTAAATAAAAAAAGTGTTCCAAGTTGTTGTGGCGGCAATTCTTTTAAAAATACTTTTTTAAAAACGGATAAATTCAATAAAATTGAATTTTCCAAGCATATCAAAAAAATAGAACACCCAAAAAATAGCGGCAGCAGCAGCGGCAGCCGTGGTGTAAAATCAACTCGTGGTGGCAGCAGCGGCAATCCTTTTGAAAAAAGGCTTTACCCAAAAAATAGCGGCAGCCGTGGTGTAAAATCAACTTGTGGTGGCAGCAGCAAATATTGTTCAAGAGATGTTTTATTTGGACAGATGTTTAGTATCATTTTTAAAAGATTTTTTCATAATAAAAAAAAATTAATTAACATTACTAATTATTTAGATATTGGGTGTGGAGATTGTAAGCAAACAAAAGTATTAGGAAATGCAATTGGTCTTCCTGATTCAGAAATATATGGGGCTGATATATCTCATTGGGGTGCATACAATGAAGAAAAGCGAAGCAAAGTTGGAATAAATATAGTAGGATTAAAAGAAGATGGCATCCTTCCATTTAAAAGTGAAAGTTTCTGCCTAGTTAGCGCATTTATGGTGCTTCACCATGTTAGGCCACTTGAAAAAATGTTATCAGAAATATCGCGCATATTAAAACCAAATGGATATTTCTTTCTTAGGGAGCATGATGCAATGTGCACCGTTGATTATATGTTATGCGATATTGAGCATGCATTATATGATGTAGTACAAAGAAATGATGATACATTTTTTAATACATATCATGGAATATATTATGACTGGCTCGAGTGGGATTATATATTAAAAAAATATGGATTTAAGTATGTATATGCCGATTATAGCTCAAACTCAATTTATTATAACTTGACCACAAATCGAAGCTTTTATGGCATTTACTACAAACTATAGTGGGTTTACAAACTGGGTTTACAAAATGGTTTTACAAACTGGTTTTACAAACTGGTTTTACAAAATGGTTTTATTACTTAGTGGCACCATCAACAACATCGGCATCATCGACAATTAATTTTTTCAACATTTTCATGCATGCGTTTAAATCGCGAATTGATTTATCAATTAAGATGTTGGCTAATGCCCGAATCACGCAAAATTGCTGCTGCTGGATTGTTAATGAAGCAATTATGCCTCTATCATCAATGTCATCAAATGCAAAAACATCAATATTGATTGCATTGCTGGAATCTGAAATATCAAAATTAGCAAGTTCCTCTGCAGTTGGAAGCCTGGTTGCTTTCATTTCATATACTGTATCCACAGCAATTTTAATCTTCTCGGTAAAGTAATACGCCATAATATGCGCAGAATTTAGACTTTCGTGGTATGTGGTATTTACAATGGGGTCATAACGACATCCCGCTTGATGAAATAGGCCGCGCTCTGTAAGGGTATAGGTTACCTCATAATTACCATCATGAGTGTTTGTTATAATTAACAAATATGCAATTAAAATAGATGCATCATCAACTGTTACTACATTTAATGATAAAAGCGGTGCTGCAAGTTCTTCCATTTTGCAAGTTGTTTTATATTTAATATTTATATTCAAATATAATAAATTATATAAAGTATATAAAGTATAGTATAATAATTTTGTTAAAATATATTAATAAAAATGCCTCAAAAATATACAAATAAAATTATACATGATATAAAAAATATGAAAATGTTTACTAAAGATGATATTATTGAAATAAATAAGTTATCTTTTGAAAATAGAATGCTAATTTTATTGGAATATAATAATATGATGAAATCAATTACTTCTATGTTAGAAAATATGTAAAAAAATATATTTTTTGCCTTCCTATTTAATGTTGTAAAAAGTGATTCATAACATTTGTTTCAAGCATATAATCAACCCCGGGATTTAAATCTGGAGGCAATATAGTTTTTCGCATAGTATATTCATCATTAAATGAAACGGTTGCCTCATCAGTGCGCCTAGATCGCCCCGCTCTTCCTGTAAGTTGATATAATGAATTTGGTGTTGCAATTTCCCCATAGCTTGAATCAATGTACACACTAATTAATGGCAAATTGGTGCCATATACAATTTCAGGCGTTGAAAATAGCACTGCTAAATTTCCATTTATGGCCTCTCTCATAATAATACTATTTGTATATGATGTTGCCTCAATTGGGTCATAAACGCCACACCCAGTTAATAATAACCCAGATATATCATTTGGAATCGAATTTAATTCTGGGGTTGTTAATTTTGCATAAGAATTGCCAATTTTATAATCCCATATAAATTCGGGCTCAATGGGCTCTTCCATATTTTCTTTTTCTGCCTTATTTGCTTTTTTATATCTAATAAGATCCAGCTCATATTGTTTTTTACTTATATCATATAATTTTAATCTTGCGAGTAATCTATTTCCTAATGTGTCATATTCAATATTGCATTGGGCAAGTATATCTTGAATACAGGACGCGCCTCTATTAAAAACAACTAATGCTTTCCCTTTTTGTATTATATTATGAATATTTGTTGTGGTGGTATTTCCTAATTGTACCCTAATATGGTCAATACATAAAATTAATTGCGCATCATCTAATGTATTTAAATACGTAAATAATGTTATTATATAGTCTTGAATTAATTTACTTGATAATTCGCCAATATTGTCAAAATAATTGGCAAATAATATATGTTCGGGTATTGCGGCGGCCGCGTCAGATTTTGGGTAAAGCCTTTTTTCAAAAGGGTTAGCGTCAGATTTTGGGTAAAGCCTTTTTTCAAAAGGGTTAGCGTCAGATTTTGGGTAAAGCCTTTTTTCAAAAGGGTTAGCGTCAGATTTTGGGTAAAGCCTTTTTTCAAAAGGGTTAGCGGCCGCTTCAACGGCCTTTCCTATTAATAAGATCATGTCAAATGTATAAAATTTAGTAAATTTTGCATCCAAATTGGATAATATAATCCTAGCCTGCGCAATATCTTCGGCTAATAATATTGGTACTATTTCTGCCCCATCTGGGGCAATAATACTGCATGCAACTGGAATTCGGTCACTTTTTACAGAATACTGCTTTGAATATAGTGTATGTAATATTGGCATATCATCTGCGTCGGGCAAAGTTGCGGATAGCATTACCAATTGCGTATTTATGGCGGCTTTAATAATTTCGGCATTTGCTCTTTGTAATTTATTTTCTATAAAAACGCCACTTGTGTCTTTAATGGCAATTCCCTTTTCCGCCCCGGCAGTTGGCTCATCTAAATATACTACAAATTCAGTTGGAAACTGTTTAAGTAATTCTAGGCCAGATTCTGTGTCTGTAATAAGTATTTGAACCGGTAATACATTGGTATCTTTTGTATATTTAATATATCTTTCAGCTAAAGGCAATGTATCATATGATGGTATATGCGTTCGTTTACCTTTTTTTCTGCCAATGTATGGAATATCAATTTGATTCCCATAATCTGAAATCATCCAAAATGGCATCCCTGCTAATTTTGCTATATTTGCAACAGATAATCTAACAATGGTATTATAGCAAATATATAATACTTTTTTATTTAATGTTGTTTTGAAATATTCATGCATCATTGCCGCAATAGATATTGATAATATTGTTTTCCCCCCCGATGGCGGGACTTTATACCAAATTAATGATGGGTTTATATTATGGCGATGCAGCGCTTCTGTATTTGGCGTTGGGGGCGTATTGCATTCAATTTTCTCCGCCTCATATTCTTCTAATTTAGCAACCTCTCCTATTAATTCATCATAAATAATATTCATTACTTGTGCTTGATCTTCATATAGTTCTATAGTATATTTTTTTGTAGATAAATCAAATGTTGAGTTATTTATTAATGATGGGTATTTCACGGAAATTTCAGAAAGCATCATTGTTTTTATTGAATAGTTTTCCCTTATTATAGTCATCTTTGCATATAATTCATATAAATGGCACATAATAATATTACTATCTAATATTAAATTAGATGGCAAGTCATCAGAGTATTTATTTAAACACCTTTGCAAGGAAATAATACAATCAATTAAATGAAATTTATTAATTTCGCGCTTATATATTAAAAATATACCCCAATATATCATATATGATGTAATCATTATTTTTTTTTCAAAGTGAAATAATTGAATATTTTTTGATTCCATATCGTTATTTTTTGGAAATATTATTTTTTCTAAATCGTCTCTTATCAATTTAATTCTATTATCATCTTTTATTTTATTTCCTTCTTTACTATTATGGGCGCTTGTTTTAGAGGGCGCCATTAATAATACTTTTATTTTTGGATATTGTTTTAAATGAATGGCAGGTGCAGTTGTGGGCGCTGTTGTGGGCGCTGTTGTGGGCGCTGTTGTGGGCGCTGTATCGGAAACCGTTGTGGGCGCTGTTGTGGGTGCCGTTGTGGGCGCCGTTGTGGCAGCATCCGCCTCATTGGGCAAATCCATATTAATTAATGTATCATCGGTAACCTCATTGCCATTTTTATCAAATAAGGCAATTGCATATTTAGTGGATGGAAATCCTTTTATTTTTTTTATTTCATCAATTAGACTAGACTTTTGCCGGTCTTTTAAAGAAATATTTTTATATAATTTATTATTATTGCCGGGCTTAATATTATATTCGACCGTTAGTTTAATTGGTCTTATTATATGATCAATAAATGGCGATAATTCCAATTTAAATAATGGCCTTTCTTTAAAATCTACTAATATTAATATTTGCTCTCTAATGAGTTTATATAATAAATCATTATTAGTATTACATTTTGATGCATTTTCAATAATTTCAGGTGTTTTAAATTCCCTGCCTATATTGCAAAATGCCATAGCAATGCCAAAATCTTTTGTATTTTCTAGCTCTCGCCACATCATATCAGTAGTGCCTTTTTGCTCCATTTTGGTAAAAATATGAAGTATATAAATATATAAATATATCTCTATAATTCAAATATATTTGAATATTTGAATATATTTATTAAATTGGTTAAATAGTATTATTTAGTGAATATTTCCGTAAAAATGAGTATTCCCGTAAAAATGAGTATTCTTCTAATAAAGGATGCACCTGCCGCCATTGAAGTCGATGCCGCCATTGCCAATGAGCTGGTAAAGTCTGGTCTAACCGAGCATGACTTGGAAGAGGCAAAAACTGCAGCTATAATGGCTGATGCTAAAATGATGGCTGAACTAAAAGATGCTGAAATTGCAGCCAAGCTCGCAAAGTCCGAAATGGATGAAACGTCTGAAATTGACTCTAATGTTGCTGATATCGAGGCTGCAGCACTGGCCGCAGATATTGATGCAATTGAGGCCGCAACTAAAGCAGCGGCATCTAAAGCGACCTCTCCTAAAAAGACTGCTAAAGCAAATGCTAGTAAAATAGACAAAGCAGACACTACAGGCAAAGACACAGCCGTCAAATCAGACATTGCAGGCAAAGCAAATGCTGAAATTGCAGCTCTGACAGAAAAACAGAGCACAAAATTAAATTCTCTTTTAGATAAAATCAAAATTGATCAAGCATTTATCGAAGAGGCCATTTCTCTTGATAAATCCAAGTTTACAGCACCATTTGTAAGCAAAATAGATGGCATTTTTACTGAGATTATATCCCAGTTAAATCATTGTTTGGAGTTCTCGACATATAGTCAAGTGCTGATTAAAATCACACCTGAGCTCCTTCAATTCATTTCCCTTGCAAATGAATTTGATATCATGCTTCAAATGTATTATTCTGTTGAGGAGTCATTATTGCCTGGAACTGGAAAATCTCTTGTTGTGTTTTTAACTAGTGGCGTCGATATTATTAAAATGGTTATTGATTACGACTCATTCTTCAGCAAAATTTCATTTGGAGAAACTACCATTCAGAAATATATTGAAGACTGCAAGACTAATTCTACCCTCACATTGAATGGTAGACCGGGCAGCAAATTGTCGCCAAGAGCAGCAAAAGCCAAGTTTGACCACCTAGCAGAGTCGCAAATTTTTACTATTGTCAAAAACATTGCGAGTTTTATCAGAGGTAATATTGGCGCGGCATGCGATGATATTTTTACGACTGCCATCACTTTAATGCTAAAAGATGCCATTGTTGAAGTGTATGGGCTTGAGTGTGTCAACCTTCCATTTAGTAAGCTAAGCATTACTAATATTGTTGAAGCTGTGTCTATTGAGTATGCGACCAAGCGCTCCACTGAATCCGCAAACGTGGCTAATAAGGAAAGCGGCGCATCATTTGTGCACATTGCAAGAATTGCGAGGAGTATGAGTGGGTCTTCGCATGATGGGTCTTCGCACAATGACTCCCCACGCGATACTACTCTGCGTGATACATCTCTGAGCGATACCGCTCCGCATGATACATCTATGCGCGATAAGGCACCACATGATAAAGTTGAACTCTATAATGACCATTATACGTATGGTGGCAACGTATTATGTGGATGCTGTGACAGTCGCACCGCAAGCACAAATAGGAATCCTGATAATGGCCCTATTGGAGACCCATTGTTTGCTGTGCATGATGATGATAATCAGGTGGTCGCAGCCGTATGCCAAACGTGCGCATATTGTTTAGTCAATAGAAACAAATGGACAGCTGAGGTTCATATGAGCTATATCTTGATTAAGACTTTTAAGGCGTTTGACAAGGAAACCAAATTTAAGGGGAAAAAAAATGCGATTGCTAAATTGAGAAAAGCCCATTTGAATTGCAATAAATGTAATGCCGTCAATGCGCGCGTGTTTAACCCTGCTACGAATGCGCTGGTTTTTGGTGCATACTGCATCCGCTGTGTAAGCAATGTCTACCAGGACATTAACGGGCACTACCCTAATAGTAAATACCAGCCAAACAATGACTTTAGTTTAAACCAACAGGAGTACCTAAGAAGGCTCAGCATGCGTGCATAAGCGGCATGCGTGCATAAGCGGCATGCTTTACCTAAATGCGTTTTAGAAAAAAGTATATAACAAATGCGCCGCATTGTAAGTAGCCGCTTTGTAAGTAGCTACGTGCATAAGTTGCCAATGCGCCAATAAACATAAGTTCAATTATTTTTTTAATATATTAAGATATCTATCTTAACTTCCATTTTTATCAATAATTGTTCCACGAGGTAGATTATTTTTATTAAAAATGCCTGTATTTGAATCCGCTAATTTTATTGCATTCGCTAAAAATTAAATGAAAGTTGCGCTTAATTGTGCCAATCTAGCTGAGGGCTCACTATTTACATACATGTATTCTGATTGTATTACTATTTGTTATT